TAGGTTCCTACAGAGCAAGATAGAGGCCAGGCAGATGGCCGAGAAATACCGTCAACACTATGGAGTGGAGCCATATTCAGCGCAGGCTTTGTTTTATGGCAGCAATGTAACCAGCTTTGAAGATGCTGATGCCACTTACGACCGACTGATGCAAGTATTGGACTTGGCCGATCTCATGGGCGTGAAGCGTTTTGTTCTTGGCAGCCCAAATTTGCGAAAAGGAAGTCCGTCTTTGCTAATGAGAACATTAGAGAAAGTGGACAAAGAGATTGGCGGGAGTGATATTTATATTTGCATTGAACCAGTACATAAATCATTTGGAGGGAAGTATTTCTGTTCAGTGGCGGAGATTGTGGACTTCTTGCAATTCTTTGGACCGAAGAACATTAAGACCATGCTGGATAGCAATAGCGCATGGCTTAGCGGGGAATCGCCTTCGAAGATTCTGAGTGACTACAAAGATTTCATTTATCACCTGCACGTTAGTGATACAGATATTGGCCCCATGTCTAATTTGTATGAACACAGAAAACTGTCAGAGATTGTCGTCAATAGTGACTACAGCCATGCAATCATGCGTGAATTGAAGCCGTGCGGAGAATGTATCAACGAATATCGCTTGTTTAGTGATTTGTACTATCGCGTTAAGGACAAGCGCACGTAATCTTCTATTGCATAGATTCCCTGAATCTTGCCAGTAAAACAAGAGATGAGATTGCCTTCTTGCTTGAAGAAGGGAGTTCTACATGCGCTGGAATTTGCCCTTTTGCTTTTCATTGAAAGCACGGTATTCACATGACATATATGATCTTTTGCTTCTGGCCAATACAAGCGCAAATGACGCTCTGCCTCTGTCCGAGCCTTTTCAATGCCGAGGTGAAGGGGGCCAAGATCGATTGGTTTGACCGACTGAGAGATGACGCTGTGCTTGACATGGCTCAGGGAAAGTAGCCCGTGTTCGTAAGGAAACAAGGAAAACAGTGGGCCATCAATGTAGGTGAGGGCATCAAAAGGCAGTTTTCCGATGGGGGAATAGAGAAACATTGCCACTGCTTCAAAGTAGTCTCCATGAGAAGGAGGAAGCAGCGTATTGTTCGTGCAGTCAAGCACTAGATCATAGTCTTTGCGCAATGCTTCAATAGAAAATTCCGTAATGTAATCTGCGATGAACAAATCAGACAACAAAGATGCAAAGAAATTCTGGGCAAGCAATGGAGAGATGAATCTCTCTTTCGTATTGATTACAGCTTCAGTGTTGCGCAAGAATGGGGCGGACCACTTTTCATGGTGCCATTCATTGCTTGGAAATATTTGATCAATGGTTCCAAAGTCCATCAAGCTTTCGTCTGCTGACACTGCATATAAATTCTTTTCCACTGCATTGGTCAAATGTCCATAGTCATCCATGAAGCGACTGAAGGTGGTGCGACATAAATTCCGTGTTGGCTTGTTCCTGGCATAGTGATAGCCCAGGTGAAGGCGATTCTGATTGACCTGAGAAGTACCAGCAAACGGCACTCCCTCCTTATCGAAAATCACAATGTCATGCTTGTCCATCAGGGCATTAGCTAAGTGGCATCCCGTCCAGCCAGCTCCAATAATTGCAATTTTCATGGTCAAATGTCAGTACAAAGGTGGGGCTGAACGCCTTGCCAGTTGGACTTTGCCTTGAAGAGATCCAACTGTGGGAAGTATTCCATGCGACGTTCCATTCCTGTGCCATACACGTCAGCATGCCCTTGGTAATTCCATTCATCGGGGCCGTGCTTGTCTGGATGGTACAGAGCCGTGGGCACGTCTTGCAGCTTCCACAGCATGTAGTCTTCGTTCGGCACGCCCCACTGCTTCCACTTCTGCAAAGCATCGGGAGAGCTGTCCATATTCTTGATGGCCATGAGTCGATCCTTATGGCGCATGAGATAGTCCATGCTGTAGAGACCAATGCTCATAGAAGGCGTGTGCTTCATCGCCACCTTCTCTGGATTCTCCATTGGCAGATCAAAAACCAAGCTCTTAAATGCTGGCCCTGCGATGCAGGTGTCATGCAGCAGGAACCAATAGTCGCTTGTCAAATTGTGTTCGACAATTTCAATGAGAGGAGTATATTCAAAGGAGTTTTGGGGGGTGCAGATCATTGGCACGTCTCCATAGTGGTTAATGCGCCAATATTCCTGGCCACCATTGACAATGAGGATTTCAGACGTGTTGATACCAGCCCGCGTGAGAGAGGGGATGATGACTGGCAAAGTGTAAGCAGCAAACTTCCGACAAGTGCTGATGCAGAAATTGATTGACGGAGATTGCATGGTTACTTTGCTTTGTGAAGTCAGTATAGAAGCCCCTATGATGACGAAGATTCACGGATGATCATGGCGAAAATCCTTTATTGCGGCGATTGTGGAGTCCAGACAGGCTTTGGACGAGTAGCTGAATATCTGATTCCTGCATTGGCACAAGAGCACGAAGTGCATTCCCTTGCGGTGAACTGGCACGGGGATCCTTCGCAGATGCAGCAATATTGCATGATGTATCCAGCCATGGCCCATGGCAACGATCCGTTTGGCGCACATCGCATCCGAGAGCTGATCCAGAAGATCAAGCCCGACTTGGTATGGGTGACAAACGATATTTGGGTGGCATTGTCCCTGTGGGAACAGGTGAAGGGGATGCGGGAGGAGATTGGCTTCAAATGGTTCGTCTACACCCCCATTGATTCCTACGGCTTGTTTCCTGATCTAACTGGTCCCCTGATGGAATGGGACGGTCTCGCCACTTATACACAATTTGCAAATAGCGAATTGAAGCTGATGGGCTATGAGAAGCCTGTGCATGTGGTTGGCCATGGCACTGATTTCTCTAAGTTTTTCCCACTGGACAAGTCTCAATGTAGGGCAGAACTAGGAGTGCCAGAAGATACGTTCATCGTGTTTAATGGCAACCGCAATCAGCCACGAAAGCGCATCGATCTCACATTGAAAGCTTTCATCAAGTTTGCCAAGGACAAACCAGATGCCCGACTGTGGCTCAATATGGGCAGCAAGGACATGGGATGGGACGTAGTGCCACTGTTCAAGCGCATTGCTCGCGATGAAGATTATGACGGCACTGGCAAGCTTATTTTGACTAGCCCTCACTTCTCTGTAGATAACTGCTTGACTATTGAGCAGTTAAATAAAGTGTACAACGCTGTTGACGTTGGCATCAATACGTGCATTGGAGAAGGGTGGGGTTTGGTCAACACTGAACATGCTGCTACTGGCGTGGCGCAAGTCGTGCCAGACCATACAAGCCTGAAGGAAATCTTCTGTGGCGTGCCTCGCATTGCATGTCATGGCAGTGAGACCGATAGGAACTATGGTCTTGAGCGCATGCTGCCTGAACCAGAAAGCGCTGCGGAAATCCTCACGATGTACTACGAGGACAGGGACAAGCTTGCTAAAGATGGCGAATGGTGCTACAACCGCGTCCATGAGGAAGCATACACTTGGCCCTACATTGGAAAACAAATGCAGGACATTGTTGAGAGCGTGCTTAGCAAGAAAGAACAGTCTGTCTTTAAGGGATTTGGTACTCCTGCGCGGATTGGTTGATCATGCAAATCTCTCAAATCTTTCTGACTAACGACAAGGAGGAGAAACTTTCTCCTTTCCTGGAACATGCCACTGGCACTATTGATACATATTTCCCTGAGGCCGATCACGTCATTTACAACAATGAGAGCCTTCGTTCTTTCATTGAAGAGAATTATGGTGGCGATGTTCTTTGGGCTTATGACAAGCTTCGTCCTTTTTCTTACAAGGCCGATTTGGGGCGATTCTGCTTACTGAACCACTTTGGTGGTTGGTACTTTGATATTGCAGTGAGAGTGGCCAATGCAGTGGAAGTGGGAGATCGAATTGAATTCCTTGCCTTCAGGGACATCCAACGCTTTAGCTTTACCACTTGGGCATGTGCCACTACGGTGCTCTATTCCAAGCCCAATAATCTAGCTTTGCAAATTGCCATTGAAAAGATTATTGACAATTGCAAGGAGGGCTACTATGGCATCACTCCTCTTTGTCCTACGGGTCCAACTCTTCTCGGAGAGGCATTGGCTTCGAATGGTGGTCAAGCAAACTTTGTTTATGGGGATTATCTAGAGCTGACGCCCACTCACGAGCAGAAGAACCGTGCCTTTGTCCTGCCTGATGGCACGATCATGGCCTGGAGCAAGCCTGCTGGTGGCGGTGATCTCACTGGAGTGGGAGCAAAAAGCGTGAACAATTACAATGAGCTTTGGGCGCAGCGCAGGATTTATGAACCAGACTGATTCAACTATTTATGCGGTGTGCATTAAAGGGGAGCCAGTTCGCTATTCGGCGCAGTCCAGGATTGTGCCGATAATGGGCAATTCCTGCCAGCTAACGCAAGAAGAACGCTTGGCGCTGAAGGCGGAAGGTTATCTTTTTGATGATGACAATGCATATTGCTCCAAGTTGAATCCATGGTGGGGAGAATTGTCTTGCATTCATTGGATGATCGTTAATGCCACCGAAGGCAATATTGGTAATGCCCAGTACCGTCGCAACTGGATTGAACCAGAGAATGAATGGTACGATGCAGATACGCTGTACGTTACAGAACCAGCGCATTTTGGCTGCTCGCTGGAACAGCAGTTTCGTGGAGGTCATTCCTTTGATGGAGTGGGCATTACGCTTGACTTAGCGCGAACAGGCTTGTGGGCATTTTCCGAAGAAGAAATTCAAGCCGTGTGGCAACAAAATTTTTTCCATGGATGCATCATGGCGCGTGGACCAATTGCTGCATATAAGCAATTTATGACCACGTTGTTTTCATGCCTTCTTCCGATTTGGGAAACACATAAAGAGGAGTTCCTTCGCATTGAAGGATACGATAAGCGGGCGTTGGCCTTTCTGGCAGAAAGAATCATGACTGGTCTCATCTTGCATCGTGAAAAATTCTTTCCTGGTATGAACATTCAGACAGCGCCGATTGGCTTTATTTCTAATTAACCTTATACAAGAAGCTTTAATTCAATGACTAAAAAAGAAAAGCAGGCCAAAGTGGCCAAAGTGATGCGGGAATTCAAAGCAGGCACTCTCAAGGGCAGCGACAAGAAGCCTGTCAAGAGCCGTCAACAAGCAATTGCTATTGCATTGTCTGAAGCTGGCATGAGCCGCCAAGGTAAGAGCGATGCTTATTGGGACAACTATTTCATGACGCTGATTAGCGAAGAAGAGGAAGGCGAAGAAGAGGAGGAAGGAATGGAAGAGGAGGAGATGGACGGCTCCTGCGGAAAAAAGCGCTGAGGGGCGATGCTGATAGCTTCGTTCCTCCTGCTGCTGTAAGGGCTGCTGCACGTCGTGGCTTGGAACTGCGCAAGAAACATGGCAAAGGCGGCTTGACCACGCAGGAAGCGGGCAAGCAGGGCATTGGGAGCGGAGTGGCGCGTGCCACTAGCTTGGCGAATGGCGAAGCTGTCAGCTACGAAACAATCAGGCGCATGGCGGCATTCTTCTCTCGACATCGCAAGAACAAAAGCGGAGGGGAGAATGATGCTGGATATATTGCTTGGCTGCTATGGGGAGGGGATTCGGGGAGTGCCTGGGCGTCTCGCATCATTAAAATGATGGAAAAGCGCAAGTCCAATGAGTGAATTCGTTCGCGTGATCGAAGAAGAAGAGGAAGGGATTGGCGTGATGAAAGCACTGGCCATTCTTTCGGCTAACGAACATCGCAATACTTCTCGCTGGGAGCTGATCGAAAAGCAGTGCTTTAAGAATGGCAGGCTTGACGAAACCCACATCTATGTGATGAGTGCTTACGACAAGCCCGACGAATATTTTGAGCCTACCAAATTCCTCACGTTTGAAATTGAGGCAATGGCCAAGGCTTATATCATGGAAAACATTGAGGAGCAGCTTCGTGATCTTCGCGAGGAAGAAGACGAGGACGAAGATTAATTCTTAGTGGCATTAACCACGAAAGAAGGGTAGCCCATGAGCCACAGCACGCTGATGCCATAGAAGCCACTGAGAGTCCGAATTTGCACGCAATCAGGAGCAAGTTCTCCTCGTTCAATGCGCGAATAGGAACTTTGGCTAATGTGAAGCTCCTTGGAAATATCCAACTGAGAAAGCCCGCTATTTAGGCGGGCTTCTTTAATGCGCGAGGCAATGAGAAGACGCGCCTGCTGGTGGGGCATCTTCAATACGTCAGTAGTGCTGCGAGCCAAGAACATCATTTTTCTATTCTAATCTGAATGGCGAGTCTGGTGAGAATAGGATAATCGATAAAGTATAAATATGAGCACCACATCTTGTCGGTACGACTTCTCGCCCATCGAGAAGCACGAACTCACTCCCGAAGGTTATCTTCGCGTGTGGGCCTCCATCGCACGAACAGGCATTCAGCATTACACCGATGCTGATGGTTCTATTCGTCGCGAATATCGGCCCCACGAAGAAGTGGCGTCTCCAGAGAGTCTTGCCTCATTTGCGGGCAAGGCAATCACTTCCGAACATCCTCCCGTTCTTCTTGATAGCGCCAATACAAAGGACTATCAAGTGGGGTTTAGTGGCACTGAAGTGGTGTACGACAATGGCTTCGTAAAAGCAGTCATGACCGTCACCGATCAAGATGCCATTGAACGCATTATGCGTGGTGATGCTCGTGAAGTATCGGCTGGCTACAGGGTCAACTATGATCCGACGCCTGGCGTTACGGAAGATGGCGAACATTACGATGGCATCCAAAAGGAAATCCTCGGTAATCACATCGCTATCGTCCGTCGTGGCCGTGCTGGCCCGCAAGTGAAGCTACATCTTGATCGTCAAGATGCTGCTGATCCTTCATTATTTCCCCTAGAGGAACATACTCCTATGAGCGCGAAAGTCGTTTTCGACGGCGCCGAGTTCGAGGTGACGGAGAGCGTTGCTCTTGCGATCACCAAAGAACGTGAAGACGCCAAGATGTCCTTCGAGGACATGAAGAAGAAGTACGACGAGCTTCAAGCCGCTGCCGATTCCATGAAGTCCGAAATGGATGCCATGGAAAAGAAAATGCAAGGCAAATGTGACGCTGCCGAAGGCCGCGCCGATGCCCTGGCTGAGCACGTCGAAGAACTGAAGGCTGAAGTGGAAGCTGCTAAAGCTATCAACCTTGATTCCATGGTTGAAGAGCGCGTGGCTCTCATTGAAAAAGCCAAGCCTGTCCTGGATTCTGCTTATGAATTCAGCGGCAAGACTGCCCGTGAAGTGATGGTTGATTCCATCATTGCTGTGCGTGGCGACTCCATTGCTCTTGACGAAAAGTCTGATGACTACGTTCAAGCAATGTTTGACACTCTGTCTGCAGTGGATCGTGCTGATTCTGCCGCCACTGATGAGCTGCGTAAAGCCGTAGCTTCCATCGCTTCTCCCGCCTCTGCCCCGTCTTCCTACATGGATCGACTGCAGAATGGCTGGAAGCAACCTCTCTCCATTTCTAAGGAGGCTAAGTAATCCATGGCCGTCACTTTCTCTGCATCGGGCACTGCCTCTGCGGGTGGCGTTCAGCAAAGCTACGCTCTGCTGCATGACGCACTGCTGGAAGGTCAACTGTCTGACATTCGCGACAACACCATTGGCACCTACGTCAACCAAACTGGCGCTGTGGTTCCTTTTGGCAACTTGGTGGTGTACAACACTGCTGGCACTGTCGCTAACTCTGCTACTACCATCTCTGGCGCTTCTGACACTGTTCAGGGCATCAACGTCCTCACCTATGTGGATGAAACCGCTGAAGATGCCAACGGTCGTCCTGGCGTGAAAGCTGCCCAGGTGATGAACGTTGCCAACGAAGGCGCTGTTGCCGTCTACGTGACTGGCGCTGTTACTCCTGCCTCTCCTGTGCGTGTGCTGTATTCGGCAAGCGGCACTGGCAAGGCTGGTCAATTCTCGCACGCTTTCGCTTCTGGCAAAACTGTGCGCCTGGCCAATGCTCGTTTCCTTACCACGACTACCAGCAGCGGCATTGCCATTCTCGAACTGAATGGTCCGAGCTTTACTCTCTCCGCTGATTCTTGATAGGAGGCCCTACTAATGTCTGAATTCCGTATGGATGAAGCGGGTCTGTTTCTTGAGCGTCAGCTTGAGTACATCCGCCCCCAAGTATTTGAAACGCAGTATGCGGACATCAAATACCCCACCATTCTGCCTGTGACCAGCGAAGCCGGTCCTGGCGCTCAAACCTTCACCTACCGCATCATGGACTCCACTGGTGAGTTCAAGCTGATTGCGGATGCTGCTGATGATCTGCCTCGTGCCGACATCAGCCAAACCGAGAAGAGCATCAACATTCGTTCCAT